GAAAGCAGAGGCTTTACAGCACAGTCAGTAAAGCTAGAGCACGAGGTCGCTAAGATTATTGACCAACAAAGACGCAATGGTTTCCGACTAGACCTCAAGAAAGCAATGCTGCTTAGTTCTTTGTTCAGCGAAAAGCTGCAAGCGGTTGAAGCAGAAGTACAAGAGACATTCAAGCCTGTGGTAACTTACACAACGCTATTGCCTCAGTACACAAAAGCAGGTAAGCTATCCAAACGTGCTAAGATAAAAGACCACCCTGATGGTAAGACTATGGTTACAACTGAAGATGAGCAGAACTCTTTGCTGCTACATGGCGAAGCAGTTCGTGTAACCGAAGAGCCTTTCAATCTAGGTTCTCGTAAGCAGATAGGCGAGAGACTTATTGAAGCAGGTTGGAAACCTAAGAACTATACACCTACTGGTCAGCCAATTGTTGATGAGGGTACACTTAATAAAGTTAAAGGTATACCTGAAGCAGAGATGATTGCAAAATATCTTATGCTGCAAAAGCGTTTAGCACAGGTGTCTAGTTGGATTAAAGCTACTGAAGATGATGAAAGAGTGCGTGGCTATGTTAATCCTAATGGTGCTGTTACAGGTAGAATGACACATTCTCACCCTAACATGGCACAAATACCTAGCACTAGCTCGCCCTACGGCAAGGAGTGTAGAGCTTGTTGGTCTGTAGAAAAGGGCAATAAACTTGTAGGCATTGATGCTTCTGGCTTAGAACTACGAATGCTTGCTCACTATATGAACGATAAGGAGTATACAAATGAAATCCTCAACGGAGACATTCATACAACTAACCAACGACTTGCAGGACTTGAATCAAGAAATCAGGCAAAAACTTTCATCTATGCGCTACTCTACGGAGCCGGAGATGCAAAGCTTGGGACAGTGGCTAAAAGAAACCGACAAGGTGGTAAGGAACTGCGAAGACGTTTTCTTAATAGTCTCCCATCATTTAAATCTCTTGTCCAACGAGTACAACGAGAAAGTAAAGCGGGATTTGTTAAGGGACTAGATGGTCGTAAGCTTCACATACGTTCTGAACATGCAGCACTAAACACACTGCTGCAAGGTGCAGGAGCTATAGTTATGAAAGAGGCTTTGGTATTACTCGACCAATCGTTTAAGAAACTACAATTAGACGCTAAGTTCGTTGCAAATGTACACGATGAATGGCAGATAGAATGTAGCGAGAGTATCGCTAATCAAGTAGGTATGCTTGGAGTAGAAGCTATAGTTCAAGCAGGCAAGAACTTAAACTTAACCTGTCCTCTTGATGGGGACTATCACGTAGGAGATGGTTGGCATGAAACCCACTAAAGAAGACAGAAAGAAGTTTGATATTGATTTACAGTATGGCACTGTGCGAGAAGATAAAATTGCAGACATGCTGCAAAACAAAAAGATAGAAGTAAAATCTGAGCGTGACCTGTGGCAAAAGACAGGAAACATTTGCATTGAGTATCAATCCTACGGCAAGCCGTCAGGTATAGATGCAACTGAGTCTGACTACTGGTTTCATAACTTGTGCATCGGTGACGATGAATACTGCACACTGGTCTTTAACACTGCAACGCTAAAGAAGATAGTAAAGCGTTTAGACAGTTTTAAAACAGTGTCGGGTGGCGATAACAGAGCAAGCCAGATGTATCTGCTTAATCTGCAAAAGCTATTCTCGTCTGATGTAATCAAAGCATTCAAGGAGTTAGAAGATGAGCAAGAAGCAGCTTGATAAAGTAGTACCAGACATATACGCTATGCTTGAAAGACTTTCAGAGGGTGAGCCTCTTCCATTAACGGAGGAGGCACTCGATGAAACATTAGCCTCTATGAAAGAAGCTATACTTAACTGGGCTACGCCTAGAGAACGTGATAGTAGCTTTACTCTACGTATGTCTAATGTAGGTAAGCCTAGCCGACAGCTATGGTATGAGCAACAAGACGAAGACTCAAAGGGTGATGTTGATGGCCCAACACAGATTAAGTTTCTGTATGGCCATATCCTTGAGGAAATAGCCCTGATGCTTGTGCGTATGTCTGGTCATACTGTTACCGATGAGCAGAAAGAAGTAAAGGTTGATGGCATAACAGGCCACATGGATTGTAAAATTAACGGACAGGTAGTAGATATTAAGACTGCATCCAAGTTTGCATTTAATAAGTTTAAGAATGGCACGCTAATATCAGATGACCCATTCGGTTATTTGGGACAGATAGCAGGCTATGAAACCGCAGAGGGTACAAGCGGTGGTGGGTTTCTGGTTGTCAATAAAGAAAGCGGTGAGCTATGTATGTATATACCCGAAGACCTTGACAAGCCTAATATAGAAACTAAAATAGTTAAGCTGCGTGATGATTTAAAACTTGACAAGCCGCCTGAACTGTGTTATAATCCTATACCAGAGGGAAAGAAAGGTAACATGATTCTTCCCAAAGGATGCTCGTGGTGTAAGTATAAGTTTGAATGTCACAAAGATGCTAATGATGGCGAAGGTCTACGCACCTTTAAATACTCTAACGGCTACAAATACTTCACTGAAGTAAAGTCAGAACCAAATGTGGATGAAATACTATGAACCGAAAGAAGTCTAAGCGTATAAAGAAACACGCAAAGAGACTACAACTGGAGTGGGTTAGAGGTCTTCTCAGCGATGAGGAGGCTTCTAAAATCACCGCAGATAATCTCGAAGAGTTCCTGCCACAACAGACTCACCTGTGGGCTAGACGAACACTATACACTAGCTTTTACACAGACAAGTGGCTAACAAATAAAATAAAACAACTTATTAGAATCTTTCCAAATAAAGAGATTGAGGATATAAGCTCTGAAGATATTGCATGGAAAGCCCAACAAGGATAGGGAGGCACATGAAAAAAATACGAAAAGGCTATAGGAAGGCCAGAGTTAAACGCCCAGTAGAGAAAGATGTAGTCAAGGGCTATGATTCTAACTGGGAGTATGAACTTCATTCTGGTATCTTAGACGAGTGGGAGCACCATGTGGACAAAGTTGAATACACAGTCGCTCATAAATATGAACCAGATTTCGTTAGGGAGATAGACGGCAAAAAGATTCTACTAGAAGCTAAAGGTAGATTCTGGGACAGTGCTGAGTATTCTAAGTATGTTTGGATTGATAAGGTGCTGCCAGAAGATGTTGAGCTAGTGTTTCTTTTTGCCAACCCGAATGCCCCGATGCCTGCTGCCAAAGTTCGTAAAGATGGAACAAGGCGGTCTCATGGTGAGTGGGCTTCAGCCAATAACTTCAGATGGTTTAGTGAAGATACTATACCCGATGAGTGGATAAACGTGAAAAAGAAAGAGGACTTTAAAGATGAGCATTGATGATGCAACGCCCGAAGAGTGGGATAGAATGAACTTTAAGCGCAACAAACTTGGTGAGCCTACGTTTGAGGAGTACATGAAACGCTTAAACTCTCAGTATGTGTACAACAGCACAGAGAACTACGGCAAAGAAGTGACTAGCGATGCAGAAGACTTTGCAGATTGTTGGACTTCAAAAGACTCTGATGATGTCAACAGCCCTGCACATTATAACTATGGCAATGTAGAGTGCATAGAAGCTATACAAGAGAGCATGACTCCCGAAGCATTTAAAGGTTATCTCAAGGGCAACACTATGAAATACTTGTGGCGCTACGAAAGAAAAGGAAAGCAGCAGCAAGACTTACAAAAAGCGCAGTGGTATTTAAACAAGCTTATATCTCAAATGGAGGCATAACATGGGCTGTTGGCACTGTGGTACAGAGATAATTTGGGGCGGGGACTTTGATATTTCAGAACAAGACCCCGATTATGTACTAGAAACTAATATGTCTTGCCCTGAGTGTGGGACATTCTATTTAATATACAAACCAAAAGATGATGAACAAGAATAAATGGTGGCGAATCTGGGCTAAATCGCTAGGTGAAAAGGTTGGAGAAACAGACAGGCAAGCAGATGCTGTTGCCCTAATCCGAACATTTTGGTGGGTCGTACACATCTTCACCTGTTTTATGATTATACTAGGTAATGCTACAAATCTAGGATGGCTAAATGGATAGGAAAGAAGAAAGGCGAAACAGGTTTAACCGCAAAAAAAAATTTAAAAAACTAACAGGCTCTAAGAAAGTTAGGGCTGAAAGCAAAAAAACTAAAGGAAACTCTAATGACATATCAATTTGGAACGACAATTTTGAACATAGAATTTAGAAATGGTGTAGGTTTAGATATAGAATTTTGCGACAGCAGGCCAATCTGGTCTACTGATGCAGATGGCAAACAAAAGCCTATGTATTTTGAAGGCTTAGCAGTATGTATTCCGTTTTTTCTTATCTGTCTTGGAAAAATCGGTGACGTTGAACTAGATAACTAAGGAGATTTAATAATGAAACTAACTTACAAACAAAAATATATCGCAAAAGCAGTAGCGTTACTGATTATTTCACCTGTTTATGTTCCTGTTATGATTGTATGGGACAATAAACATCTTGTTGTAGACTTTTACAAAGAAACATTTAAGATTATTAGTGGCACACACCCCGACCTAGAGGAAAACAAGGATGGATAAGTACCAACAGTTTATACATAAAAGCCGATACGCTCGATGGCTGCCAGAAGAAGGTCGCAGAGAAACATGGGAAGAAACTGTACAAAGATATGTAGATTTTTGGGTAAACCGCAAACAAATTGACAGCAAAACAGCCAAAAGACTGTATGATGGCATACATAGTTTGAAGGTTATGCCCTCTATGCGATGCTTAATGACCGCAGGAGAGGCTTTAGACAAGGATAACGTAGCAGGATTCAACTGTAGTTACCTTGCTATTGACTCTCCTCGTAGTTTTGATGAGCTTATGTACGTTTTAATGTGCGGAACAGGCGTAGGATTCAGTGTAGAGCGTAATTTTATTGGTAAGCTGCCTATAATTGCAGAAACATTTCACCCTACAGACACTACAATCGTTGTAGCCGATAGTAAAATTGGTTGGGCTTCTGCATTTCGTGAGTTGATTGCCATGCTCTATGCAGGTAAAATCCCTAAATGGGACATGAGCAAGATAAGACCGGCAGGCGCTAGACTTAAAACCTTTGGTGGTCGAGCAAGTGGCCCACAGCCTCTTGAAGATTTGTTCCGCTTCTGTGTAGAAGTATTCCAGAAAGCAGCAGGTCGCAAGCTAACCTCTATTGAGTGCCACGATGTTGTATGTAAGATAGCTGACATCGTTGTTGTTGGAGGTGTAAGGCGCTCAGCCCTTATAAGTCTATCAAATCTTTCAGACAATCGTATGGCAAAAGCCAAAACAGGTGCATGGTGGGAAGCAGATGGACACAGACGTTTGGCTAATAACAGTGTAGCATATACAGAGAAGCCCGACTTTGAAGCCTTCATCAACGAAATGCGTACACTATATGAAAGCCGAGCAGGTGAAAGAGGATTGTTTAGCCGTGTTGCTGCTCAGAACATTGCAGCTCGTAACGGCAGGCGTGACTCTGAACAAGACTTTGGTACTAATCCTTGTTCTGAGATTATTCTACGCAGCAATCAATTCTGTAATCTATCAGAGGTTGTAGTGCGTGAAGATGATACACCTGAAACTCTAAAAGAAAAAGTAGAGTTAGCTGCAATTATTGGTACGCTTCAGGCAACTCTTACAGATTTTAGATACTTGAGAAACATCTGGTCACGCAATACTCAAGACGAAGCATTGTTAGGTCTAAGCATGACTGGAATTATGGACAATAAACTTCTATCTGGTCAAGAAAGCCAAGAAGAACTTGAGAAAACATTGGAGATGTTACGTGACCACGCTATTAAGGTTAATGAAAAATGGGCTAAAAAGCTTGGTATTGAGCAGTCTGCAGCTATTACATGTGTTAAGCCGAGTGGCACTGTATCTCAGCTTGTTGATTCTGCTTCTGGGATACACCCTCGCTTTAGCAAGCACTACATTCGTAGAGTACGTTCAGATAAAAAAGACCCGCTTGCAGTCTTTATGGAAGCAGCCGGATTCCCAGTCGAACAAGATGTAATGTCAGAGTCTTCAGCAGTGTATAGCTTTCCAGTTAAGTCTCCCGACTCTAGTGTCGTAGTAAAAGATGTTGGTGCAATGGAGCAGCTACGACTGTGGAAGACCTATCAAAACTTTTGGTGTGAGCATAAGCCAAGCATTACTGTGTATTATAACGATGATGAGTTTTTGCAAGTAGCACAATGGATTTGGGAAAACTTTGATATATGCTCTGGTATATCACTCTTACCAGTGCTTGACCATGTTTATCAGCAAGCCCCTTATGAAGAAATTAATGCTGAAACTTATAAAGAGTTACTGGCTTCTATGCCTAAAAACGTCAACTGGAACGACTTAGTTTATTTTGAGCAAGAAGATAACACTACAGGCTCACAAGAACTAGCGTGTGTCGGTGGGGCATGTGAGATAGTATAAGGAGATATGTGAATGAAAGCAAAGGAAGCTAATTTACTATCATTTAAAATTATTGTCAATCATTCGGGAGCCATCCTAACGGAACTAGGTGGCTTACCCGAAGATAGATTGCATGAAGTTTTTAAGGATAATGAACTTGTGCTAGTACGAAAGATTATTCGTGAGGCTAAACCCAAGCTAGAAAACATGCACGATTTTCTTGAAAAAGAACTGGCTGCGTTTAACGCTACCACTTAACCTTATGTGACCAATAACGTGCAGATAGTTTAGAGGGGTTTCTATCCTGTGCGTTATGTCTCGCATAATAACTTTTCTTTCGGGCTTTATCCTTAGCAGTTTTAGGATTCTTGCCTGCACCTTTTACGCCTTGTTGACCAAAGCGTATAGTTTTTATTTTATCGCCAACCTTAGCCACAACAACATGTGATTTAGTTTTGTGGTTAGGGGTGCGCTTAGGCTTGTTATATCCGCTAACGCCTGCCCTAGCTAATCGAGGGTCTTTCTTTTTAGCTTTACCACCTTTTTTATAATCTTCTCTCATTTTTTAGAAACCTTTCCACCGCTACTAAAACCTTCTAACTCAAAAACATTTTTAAATTTATGTGCAGCTTCTTTTGCAGCTTTAGCTGTTGCTTTTTTTGCATCAAGATAGCCTCCTTTTGCATCAAGATAGCCTTCCTTTGCAGCCCTGACTGCTTCTTTTTTTAATTTTTCATTCGTTTCTTCAATAGTGTTGGTTCCCTTTGCTACTGCGTTTTTTAATTTTTTACCTATCACCATAAACATAATTTTATCTCCTTTATCTTTTCTTACCTTTATGTAAACCATGTCTAGCGTGTTGCTTGCCTTTCTTAGTAGCTTCTCGCTTCTTTTTATTTGCTGCTGCAAGCTTCTTTCTACCCGCAGCAGTTGACTTGAGTTTCTTTATAGTCTTAGATGGTGCATAAACCTCGCCAGTTTTTCCACTAGGCTTTCCGCTAGGTGTACGCCACTTTTGCTTTGTCCAACGCTTTAAAGACTTTTGAGATTTTTTTAGTGCCATTACTTCTTCCTCTTTTTTCTTACCTTCTTTAAATCTGCAGCGGTAATCTTTTTACGTGGCGGTGCTACTGCCGCCAGTTTCTTTTGTTTTTTGCTGTATTTAGAATATGGCATTACTTGTGTACCTTTTGTATGGCAAAGTCTGCAGTCAGGCTTGCACCTTTATGTGGTACAAACTTGCCTTTGTGCTTCATAAGTTTAAAAGAGCCGTTCTTTTGTTTCATCCAATGATAACCTTTTGGTGCTTTTACTTTCATTACTTGTAACCTCCACCTTTAGCTTTATATTCACGAGCAAGCATCTGAGCTTTCCTCGCACTCCACTGTCCTGCCCTGCCTCCTTTTGAGCCTGCTTTAATCTTCTCAAACAATCTCTTACGCATAGTAGGCTTAGTGTAATTCCCTGCTTTATTTACTGTTGACTTCTTTTTCTTAGCTGCCATATTACTTTTCCCTTTGTACGCCTTTGGTTTTCTCCATAGTACGCATAGCACCTAGACCTAACATGCCCATCAATACAGGCATCATTTGACTTAAATCAAGGACTGGAACCACAGTCGTAGATTCAGCCATAGCAAGCGCAAAGTTGGCCACTGGGATAACCAAAAAGTTACTCGCCATGCCAAGCACAGCGACCCAACCGCAAGCCGGTCTCCAACCCGCAACAAACAAGCTTTTATGTGCCGCTTCAGCCTTATTAACTTCAAGTTGAGCTTTCGCAAGCTCCTGTGCATGTCTTTCTGCCATTGTCGAAAGTTCAAATGCGATAGCATTCTTTTTGTCTTTATCCTCTATAAATTTGTCTAGTAATCCTGTAACAGGCCCGATTAATGATTGTAACATAGTATTCACTCCTTTAATAACTCCACATTACGCCAGTTCCATTACTATCCAAACTGCGGTTGTCGACATGGATAAAATTACTAGCGATTCCAACACCGCCAAATCCCATTTTAATAGCTTCTTGAACGATTTTATATTTCTGTATTCCGTTGGTGACTTTAATATCTGCTGCAATACCTTTGGCATGTGTTCCCGGTTTCTCCTTACGCTTTTCAATTGAGTGGTCAGGGCTTCTGTATCCACTGGTTATAATAAACGGAAAGCCACATGCTTCCCGCAGTTCATCGAGTCTGTGTATAAAGTCTATACACATCTCATTTTCTCCTGTCTCTTGACAATTGAAGTCTTCTAGTTTAAAATATTTAAATTGACTCATAGCCCTAAGTCTCCTAATGTTCCTACGAATATTTTACTTTTAAATTCGTTACCCTTGTAGTTTAATTGCAGCTAATCTTTCTCTTAAAGTTTTCTTAGGCTCAACAGGCTCAGGAGTCTCGTCAGTCTTAGGCTGACCTGTAGCACCAGTCATGTTTTCTGCGGTACGCCCTTCAGAACCAAAGTCCATAGTTAAAAGCTTTTTAAGTATAGAGCCTGTTTTAGTAGCAGTCTCTGATACTGTTTCTGTAGCTCCAGAAAGCGCAGTGCTTATAGACGACACAACCTCATCTGTTGCACCACCTAAAGTTTTTAAAACACTCTCTTTAGTTTCTTCAGCTTTCTCAAACATAGAGGGCTGTGGCTCTACAATAGGCTCAGCTTCTTGTACTTTTTCAGCTTGTTCAGAGATAACATCTTCTGATTCAGGCCTTTCAAGCATCAGCGTATCTCCGACATAAATCAAATCTACATTCTTGATTCTATTTATATCGGCTATTTCCTGAACAGTCATACCTTGCTCTTCTGCAATCTTCGTTAAAGTGTCGCCTTTTTGAATTACGTAGCCACCCTCTGCAAACATTGCTAGACCTTTTAGTATGTCTTCTCTCATTTCGTCAGTTATTTTAATTGTTGGTAATTCAACAATTTCGTCAAATCTTCTGTATTTTTCTTTTGTAATTTTAGTATTATATTTTTTAGCAAAATAAGTATCTAAATATTTAACAAGAGTTTTATCATAGAAGTCATAGAATTTTTGACCGCCTACTTTAAACATTATATCATCTTTAAGTGTGTAGGTTCCTTCACTATCTGGAGTAGAAGATAATAGTTTTTTGGAATTTTTCTCACCAATAATTTTTGGCAGTCTAGCCTCTACTTCTTCCATAGTTTGAAAGTTTAACATAAAGTCGTCTACGCCATCACCGCCTTTCAATACACCCTGCAATCCAAAAGTACCATCATCTCTTTTAAATAGTATTGTTTCAGTAACCGCAGCCTTCTTTCTGTTTCTAATAGCTTGAATTTCTCCGTTAATTAAAACAAGGTTATCATAGCCTTCTTCTGCTGCTACTATCATACCCTTACGCAAGCCTTGTAGTCCCCAACGCCTTTCATTTTTATAAGGTAAGTCAGGAATAAGTGAAGCTCTTTTAGCGGAGACTTGCTCTAACTCAAACTCTCTATCAAAAAACCCTTCTATTTTTTGAGCTTCTTCTATATCGCCTCCAACAGATTCAAGGATATTTTTTCTTTGCTCTGTTAAATTTAAAAACTCCCTTTCATCTTCTTTTGTAAAGTAAGCCTGCTTTGTGTTTCTTTCATTCTTTATGGTTTTAGCTTGTTGAGAAGCATCCGCCTGAATTTCATCAATTAGCAAGTTTTTATCAAATCTTTTTGCTTTTTCAACAGCTTGAATATCAGCAAGTCTAATGTGCATTACTGGATTTTCAACTTCTGGAAAATGATAGTGCATATAATCTCGATTTACTCTTTTAAATCTTTCTGGAAGTTTAAAAATAAGCTCTCTATAGTTTTCTGTTTCTCTTCCTTCAAAAGAAAAATCTAAATGTTTTGGCGCACTTACAAAATCACCTTGTCCTTTATCTTTAAATTCTGAAAATCTTAAATCATACCATTCATCCCATTCAGCACCCTCAAGAACATCATCAGCTAAATCAACTTCATGTGGATAGTTTCTTTCAACCCATTCCCAAAAATCTTCATATTCATTAGGCTCATCAGCAGTCTGTACAGGCATGTCATCTTGCACAGTAACTTCTGCTTCTTTTTTGGAAGGTCGGCCTGTTAATATTTCAAAATCAAAATCAGTATCTTCAAAATGTTTTACAATTTCTTCTTTAGTTACTGGCTTAGAGTTTCCAAATTTTTCAGTTGCTCCAGTCCAATCTAGTTCTTCATCACTTACGCCTTGTTTTTTCATTTGATTAATAAATGACTGGCCCGGTTTAGCTTTAGAGCTTTCAAGATTTAAAGCAACCTTATGTGCAAGACTAAAGAATCCAGATTCTTTTTTAGGTGCAAAAATACTTTTAACAGTTTCAGTAACAGGTTTAGCTAGTGTTTTTGTTACTAGCTTTCCTGCACTAAATCCGTGTCTGGGGTCTTTAGTATCAAACTTAGCAGAACCTACAAGCTTAAATTGTTCAGGCTCAAACAAAATGTAAGAGAATGGCGATTGACCTTCAAAACCTTTTTCGATTTCATTTACATACTTAATGCCATCAAATCCTAAGTCTTGTAGCATTTTTCTAAAATCAATCGTAAGCTCATTTTCCATCAGCATCTTTTCTAAAGACTGCTCTAGGTTATCTTCTGGTCTAGCTTTAATGTCTTTAGCTCTTGTACGCAAAGGATTTAAAACATCTGAAAGTTTGCGGGTTATTTCAATCCCTGACCTTTCAATATTAGCAAGCAGCTCAAGACTTGCATCTTGATTCTCTAATATGTCAACTGCCTTCCAGTTACCTACAAATGTTTCTCCATCATAAAGCAAAGGATTTTTAACGCTTATATATCCTTCTTGCATTACAGAGTCTTTTATAACTCGACCATCTCTATCAGCCACACTCTTTGCAATATCAAAATATTTATCAATATCTTCCTGAGTTAGACGGCTTTTTTGATTTTTAAGCTTTTCGTAAATAACTCCTGCACCTTTTTCTATTGCATCGTAAAGAGCATCTCGCAGCTTTATTGTTTCAGCACTGCCCTTAGAGCCTACGTGAGTCCCTATTTCATTTGAAAATACAAATGATATATTGTAGTCGCTTTGAGTAAAGCTGCTGATTGACCTGTATACTTTTTCAGAGGTGTCAGAACCTTTAACAAAACTTTCTAAAGCTTCTTGTCGCTCAGTATCAGACAAGCTCATGTCAGGTCTTTCTTCAGGATTAATTTTAGGAGTTACAAACTTTTCAAAGTTTACATTTCCATTTGCTGCTATTTTTGTAATTGCATTTGTAGCAACTTGCGGTGCACCCACATCTGAAATTAAAGGTTCTTTAAACTTAATTACTTCAGTTAAAAAGTCGTGCGTGTTTTCTAAAGTATTATCATCAAACTTAGCAGCTTCAGCTTTAGCTATGTCTTCATCAGAAACTTTTATAGAAATTCTATCATAAGCCTGTTTTAAGTTGAAAGCTTCTGAATTAACAAAGTCTTTAATTACATCTTTGTTGTTTGCCGTATCTTCTATTTCATCAATAGTTTTAAGCGCAAAGATTTGATTGTCATCATAGCCTAATTCTTTTTGATATTCTTGTAGATGTCCTTTAGCTTTTACTAAATTTGTTTCATTCATTGCATTTTGGAAGTTTGTGCTTTTTTCGGCATCTTCCAAATATCCTGCTCTAGAATTAAAAGATGTAAGAATGTTAGCATCAACTAAAGTTGCAGCATCGTATTCGTTTATTTGAAGCTGTCCATCATTTAATTTAACAACAACAGCCTGCTCAAGATTATTAGCAGTTTTTATTATCTCTTCTTCTTTTATTAACCCTTTTGTTGCTGTTGTAAGTGTAGTTACAAAATCGCCATCTAGCTGAGACAGCTCCATTTGCTGTTCAAAATCTGTAGGTTTTTTTGTTTTACCAAACAGTTCTGTAAGTGCTGAGCCTACTTCTGAGCCTGCTTCTTTAGCACCCTTAACAATACCACCATACTTAAATTGAAGTGACTTAGGAGCTTCTGGAAACTGTTCAGTAAGAAATCCAAATGTTTCATCTTGAGTTCTTCTCAAGCCTCTTCTATATCTCGTTACTGTATCGTCACCCAAAATTTGTCTGCCAAAATAACTTCCAGAAAGAACAGGAACTTTATAGCCTACAGTTGGTATAATTCCTTGTTGTATCATTGTAATGGCATCTGAAACTATAGGGCCAAAAGGCATACCTACATAAGATACATTGCTTTTAGTATATTTTGTAGACTCTCGTGCTCTTTCTAAACTATCCAATAAAATGCCGTTACCGCCCCAACGAGCTATGGCATCAAAAATAATTTCTGACTGAGTTTTATTTCTTTCGCTTTCACCACCAGTTCTAACATAGTTAGTCCATCGTGCCATACCAGTCATAATTAAACCTGCAATGCCTATTTTAGCAGCATTGCGTGAAGGAGATGTAGCAATAGCTTTCACCGCCCCTTTTATAACAGTATTAGTAAACGCAGCAGGATAACTTAACAACTGAAACATAAATGATGTTTTAGGATTAGAGTATAACATTGGCTTTATGCCAGACATTGCTGTAGGCTGTAGAATTACAGAGTTAGTATATCTTGCAGCTCCACCTAAAAAATCGTTCTTATAAAAATCATCTGTTTTCTTTGCTCCGGCATTGAACCAATCTACAGCCTTTTTATAATCAATACCAAGCTCTGCTAACTCTCCTGCAAGAATTTCGCCTTTTCTATCCATAGGGACATTCTTATAGTCGATAGCTAGTTTTTTGATATTTTCATCTATTAAATTTTTACCAGTTGAATGCGAAACAGTCTGAACAAACTTAGTCCACTGGTCTAGAAGATTTAAACGAAAAAACTTGTTGCTTGCATTCTGCAGCCCTTCGGTTACAAGCTCATCACCCGCAAGCCTGTCACCTACCTGATTAAGTGCTTGGTCTACGTGTATGCTAAACTTCCGCATTTCAGATAGCGCTTCGCCTGCGGTCATGCCATGCTTAGTCATTAGCATGGATTCCATGTCTTTAGTTATCATTTTATGAGATTGTTCTATAGCCTCTCCAAAACCCTTAACAGAGTTTATAACACCACCTTTAGCAATATTTAAAAATACTTCTGTTAAACTTGACAAGGTTGCCATGCCTAGCAATGCGACTCGGTTTCCAAAACTATAAGTATCTACCGCTGTTTGAGCTGTTCTTCCAAATCTATCTAAGCCTTCGCCTGTTGCAGTCTTATACAGATTAACAATGCCTTTTCGCATTTTGTTATCGAACACCTGTCCGTTTGCTTCCATTTCTTCTTTAATGCGAGGAATCCAAAAAGACTCAAATTCTTTTAAGTTCTTTACGCCTAATACTCGATGCTTAGATAAAGATTTACCATACTGAAAAGTATAAGCATGTAAGGTTGCTAATACATCAGTATTTAAATATTTTTCAAAATCTGCATCTTCAAGAATAGTATTTATCTTTCTTTTGGCTGAGAAGAAATGACCACCGCCTACACCTTCATCTATTTGTTTATTTAGATTGAGCATGTCTGCTACTGTTCTTTTAGCTTCGGCAGGGCTAAATCCGGCTTTCTCTACAAAAAGCCTTTCAAGACCTTCGGGGTCTGCTTCGATAGCACTACGACTCCACATACGAGGAATATAGTTGTCTTGCAGTTTATCAATAACTCCTATATCAGCAAGGTCTTTACCCATCTCTGCATATAACTGTTTAACTTCTACAGCAGCTTTATTGATTGCAGCGTTAGTAACATCATCAAACTGGTCAAACTTAATATCTTTATAGCTTCTAAGTCTTTTACTTAGCGCAGCATTTATATCTATAGCAAACTTAGTGTCTATCTCGCTTAAAGAAAGAGTATCTACAATAGCCCTAAAGCGCTCATTCATCTTACCAGTTATTTCACGTTGAACCTCTGACAGGTCTTTCTCTACAACTTCGTCTTGTACTTTATATTTTATGCCAAACTCATAGCTTAATTTTTTCTGAAGCTGTCGTGCAGTTCCTGAAAATTTTGTAATAGGCGACAGAATACCTGCAGCCTTACCAAAGAAATTACCAGTAAGTCTAGAAGATAAAATATAAAGTTGCTGCTGTATAGACTTTTGTCTTCCTGCACGAGTTGTTTCATTAGCAGCAGCAGTTCTAATTATACGTCTAATTTCTTCTTGAGTTTTTTCACCGCCACCTAAGTCGTCTGCAAGTTGAGTTACAGTTCTATTAAGAGCATTATCTCCTCCGTCAAGAATAACTTTTAAATCACCCACTTCACCTTCTAAACGTAATGCCTCATCGACTAAATCTCCGGCAGAAGCAGGAATAAACTCAGCTTCTAAAACTTCTTCAAAAGCTGCAGAGCCTTCATCAACTGAAAGTGATTCATCTATATTAGTGTCATCTCTAAAGTTTTTATTTCCAAACTTACTTTTGTAGGCGCTGTATCCTTTTCCGGCAAGCTTACCTACTCCATATAATCCTAAACCAAAGCCTGCACCCAAAGCACCGCTTGCCAGTGTGCTTCCAACACTATAGTCTTCTTCGGATTTTATATCTGCTGCAATGTCTAACTCTTGTGCTAAATGCTCTCCTGCAGCTCCATGAACTGTACCTAAGCTCATTAAAGCAGTTTTAGGGTTATTGGCTGCTGCAGCAAAAGAAGACTTTACAGCTCGTTCTAGAGCCTCCTTAGCCTTTACCTGTGCAGCTTTTCGGGTTGCAATTGTTACTGCTGTGCCTGTACCCATAGTACCAAAACCTGACATAAGTCCGGCTACTGTTACGGCTGTTTCAGGATTAAACAACAAGTCACCACCATAATCTAAGATTCTTTCAACTTGTTCTCCAAAGCCTGTTACTGTTGCTTTGTCCCATTTAGTTTTTAAAGTTCTATATGCAGCCTTAACATCTTCGGGGGCATCCTTCAACGATGTAGCTAAAGAAATAGGAGCACCTAATCTAAAAGTTAAGTCTCGCATAAATTCAGCAGGGTCATCATCCTGACCAGTAGTTGCTTGGTCATAAAGGTATCTGGCAGCACTTTGATTTTCAGCTAAGTAATCTGTAAGCTTTTCAAAACTTTTTATAATATCTTCATCTTGCTCCCAGTCGCTAACACTGTAATTTACAGGTACACGATTTTGACGAGCTTCATTGTAAGCAGTTTCAGAAAGTCCTACATTGTAATTTCCTACAGCATAATTTTCAGATGCTATGTCGAATGCGTTTTTTGACATTTATAAAAATCCTTTAAAAGTTTTAATCTTATATATAGAGCTTACAGGCTTTGTCCAGTAAGAGGATTATAAGTTTTTATTTTATTCTTACGCTTTTCTTCTAAAGCTTTTGCTCTTTCAGCTTCTGCCTTTCTTTTTTCTTGTGCTGCAGTTACTTGTGCGCTTATTTGCTTTGCTCCCTCAGACATCATTGCATCAAAAGATGTATAGTTATCAAAATTAAATTCATCGCTATTTTTAATAAGGTGGTCAATTGTCATAATTTGTCTTTGAAAAGCATCAGCATTTAAATATCCATCAAAATAATTTGTACCTCTTACATCCGAGGTATCTTGCGATTCTAGTCTAGCATAAATTTTATTACGCTGTTCCTCGTTCATTAAAAACAATTCATCATACATTTTTTTAGGCTGTGAGCCTAATATAGCTAATCCATTACGTGAAATTATTTTACCTGCTTGGTCTAAGTCTTGCATAGCAAACATTGTTTCAAAAATATTTGAAGTGCCTATACCTGAAACTCCCTGACTTGTTAGCTCTCCATCTTGCATTCTATTTTTAACCATTTGAACAAATATTAGTTGTCCGTCTTGCATAGTTGCATATTTTCCTTGCTCAGCCAATATTCCTGAAGCTACCATGTTTCTTACGAATCCTTCTTGTCTTGCATTGTAAGCATCTTCGTATCCAATGTCTCTAGGCTTTAGATTTTGTTTTTCTTCAATATCTTGTACAATTATATCATTTACTGCTTCCGCTACCTCTTTATCAATCTTTTGAAAATCAGATATGCCTCCTTTAAGTAAATTCTCTGGAATGCTACCTGCAACTTGACTTAAAGTAAAATCAGTATTTTGTTGCGCTGCAGTGAATTGTTGCCATCCATAGGGGCCAACAACCATATTTACAGGTGTTTTAAATACTGTGCCATCTGCCTTACGACTATACACATTAAATGTAGTAACCTGAGTTTCTGTTTCTTCTCCCAAAAGATTTTTATGTTTATGAGTAAAACTGTCTAGTTTTTCGGGAGCCGGAACACCTATATCATCTGAAGATATTTCAGCCACAGCTTCCGCAAGAAGAACATCTTTTGTTTGATTAAAGATTGTCTGATAATTAGTTTGAAACGCTTCGCTTTTCTTAACAATCTCAGCATTCTTTTCTTTGTAGAGGTCTACATCTAAAACACCTGTAAGCCTGCTAAGTTTATTAGCTATAGTGCCTTTTACTGTACCATCTCCTGCAATTGTTTGTCTGTTTTCTTTGTAAGCGTTTGCGTTTCCACTTGCAGCATAGTCTCTAGAAAGGTCTCTAAGTTTTACTTGACCTTCATAATAAGCATCAGAATTTTCTCTTACTAGCCTATTTAAAATTTGCTGATAAGTAGTTTCATTTCGACTGCCTTCCCCATACTTTTGACTCAACATAGTATCTAGTTGAGTTTTTAGTTGAGTATCGAAATAAGCCTGCTCCCCACCTACATAAGTTTTAGCAGTTTCAAAACTAGATAAAACTTTTTCAGCGCTGTCATTGCTATCTTTTAATAGCATTTGCTGTTTGAGAGCTTCTTCATTATTTAAAAACTCTGTAGCTGCCTCTTCGTATTTCTTTTGTCTTAGTAATTCAATAGTTTTAGGACTTTGTTTTATTGAGCCTCTATAGTATTCACTAAATATTGCAGTTTGTTTGTCTTCACTAAATGTTACAAAATCAGGAATTAAGTTTTTAATTTCATCTATTCTAACCATTACATCTTCATGCAACAACTCTTCAGCTCGTGCTTCTGTTATAACCATTCCTTCTTCTACATCAGGTCCATAATGTCCATAACCAATAGTAAAGTATTCTTCTGAATCAACAGGCTTATAAGCTTCTAATCGTTTACCCTCTTTGCTTCTAAGTTCTTTTTTAACTTCAGCTACAAAAGGATTTTTCTTTTCGTCTTTTTTAATTTTAGCTTCTATTTTTACATTTTCTATTTCTTCATCTGCTTTTTCACGACCAAAGTCTTGTATTTCTGCTGTAACTAATTTTAATTGCTGTTCTTTTTCTGCAATCATATTTAATCTTTCTTGATATTCAGAATCTCCCATGATTTCTCGTTGTCTAGGTAGTAAAGCTTTCCTAGCTTGAATATCATTTTCAAGTCCTCTACGTTGATCATCTAATCCTATCGTAAAGAATGTCTCCATACCTCTAGGTTTTTCTAGTAGTTGTTCATTACTTAATTCAAGTCTTCTAATTTGACCTTTCATGTTTTGAATGTCTGCTGGAGAAGCTTCTCTAGTTTCACTTAAACCAGTGACAGGATTTCTTGAAGTAACAGTTTCATTTCTAATATCTTCTTTTGTAGCTTGAATTCTAGAACTATTCATTTTATAAATTTCTACTTGTTTTGCACTTAAGAATCTTGTATCTTCAATAAGTTTAATTTCTTGTTCTAGATTTTCTTGTTCTGTCATTGTTTGAAGATATTCATCGAATGGAAGATTTAAAGGATTTGGTGTTTCAGCATTAAACTTTTCAGCCATAGCTCTCCCTTCTGGAGTATTAGGCTTCATTTGTTTTATAAATGCATAGTGTGAATCAAGTTTTCTTTCTTGTGAAAGTTTACTATATTCTTTTGTTGGACTACCACTACGTTCAAACATAGGTGTTAGCTCTGGGTCTAAAACTTCAGCAGCTTGTTTAGGATTGTAACCATATTTAGTTTTTACATCTCGTTTAAATTCATCTTCGTCTTTAAAAGATGTTGTAATTTGTGCTAAAGGTGTAGGTGCTCCTACATATTCATAACCAAAAAATCTTTTACCAGCACCAGCTTTTAATGTTAAAAATGCTGCAACTTTATGTCTAAATTTGTCATCTTGTAAAGATGCAATAAATTCTTTTTGTTCTAAAATTGGTATATTAAATTTTTCCATAGCATATCTTGGATCATTTTTTAGTCTAATAGATAATGCAGTGGCTCGTTTTGCAAAGTTAATACCAGCAACACTGTTAGTTTTAAGTAAGTCATCTGCAAGGTCTTCCATCATATTTTCAGGAATATAGTTTTGTAAGCCAAACTTTTTAAAAGCTATTTCTCTACGTACTTCACTTTGTAATTCTGGTACAATTTCTGTAAGCATAGAACTTCTTAAGTTTTCATATTTAGGATTGTTTGCTTCGTTTAAATATCTAACAGGACTTAATCGAGATTGTCTTACAGCAGCATCAAATGATTTACCTACTAACTCTTCTAAAGTCATAAGAGGTAAAATATCATCTAAGCTTCTGTTTTCATTTAACATGTCTTCTGTTAAATTTTTAAATAGGTTAGGTCTTCCAGTTTCATCAGCATCTTTTTGACCAATACCTTTAAATAAATTTACAATACCACTAAACAATCCTTGATTTTTATATTGTTGTTCTAGTTCTGCAAATTTTTGTCTTCTATATGACTCTAATTTTTTATTTGTAATCCCTAAACTTTTTCCTAAAATTTCATTTGGGTCTTCTAATTGACCAGAATATATATCTTTATTTAATGCATCAACAAATTTAATGTGATTATCTCCTTCAATTAAATTTGCAAAAGCTTGTTTAGCCATAACTTCTTGTAAGAGTGCATATCTTGCAGGATCATCTTGAGCTAAGTTTTTATTTCCTGAAAACTGTAGTCTTTGATCTAAGAGTGGGCTTAGTTTATCACGAAAGCCTTCGTTGTTTAAAGGGTTAGAAAAAAATCTATCTACATTTTGTTCTACTGTATAAGCTTTACCAGTAGCAGGGTCTATTTGTTTAGTAAAATCAATAAGAGACTCAGCCCCTTCAGGTTGAAAATTTAAAATAGAAGATATGTTTTGAATTTGTTTAGCTTCAGAATCAACATTTAATAAATCTAATGTTTGTAGTTGTTGTAACTCAGCCTGTCTTCTTTTAAAAGAATTTTTAAATAGACTTTGCCCAGCTAATAAAACAGCTAACCCTTGTTGAACACGTCTGTCTTTCCTATCTCTTTTAGCTTGTTTTGCTCTAACATCTGCTTGTCGATTAAGTAAAGAAGTTCCTAAATCTTCAATAGATGTATTTTTATATTTATTTACGATATCAGCATAGTCTGACATATTAGTTCTCCTCTCTGCTTAGTAAGCTTGGATTAGTATTTTTTTGTTCTATACTTGCTTTAACTTTACTTGTATCTAAAGTTTTTAGTTGTTCTCTTAACTCAGGTGTAGACAAAGGTATGTTTGCTGTTCTGTTTTGTAACTCTCTTAATTTATTTACAGGCTCTGCTATATTTCTGTTAAGACGTACGTTTTCTGCTAACTCTAAATTTGCTTCAGGATTTGGCTCATCAACCTCATCAACTTCATCATCATCTGATAAAATAGGATCAATACCTACTTTTTCAGCTAATGATTTTAACATAAACATTAGAGGTTCCATCATAGTAATAGCTAAGTCAGGATTAATCTTTCCTTTTTGAAAAGATGTTTTAATTAAAAGCTCTGCAATGTTTGCAATAGGAACATCATTAGACATCATACCAACCAATGTTTCCATATTGTCTGGTTTAATCATGTCCAAAAACATTCTTTGAACTGCATCTTTTTGTGAAGTAATTTCCGGAGGTGACTCCCAAGCATATCTTTCATTAGGACTATTTACTAAAGATTGTCCCGGAATAGGTTGATCAAATAAATAAGGTTTTGCTTCTTCTAATATATTCCTAGCCATCTTATATGTTTCCTGCGTAATCTGGACCGAATACAGATTCTTCAAAAGTATAACCATATCCCGGAGCATTCAATGCTAATGAGATAGGATCAGGTCCTTTTATTTGTAATGCATCTACGTAACTTTGAGCTGCACTGTTTAAAGTGTTTTGTGGTTGAGCTGATACAAAACTTGTTGCTTGACTTGACATTGTATAAGGATTATATTCGGCTGACGTTAGTGGTATTAATCTTTCTGCTTCAGCAAATGCTTTAGAATTGTAAGATGGTTCATAAACATCTTCAGCAGTATAAGCTTTATAAGCTTCTACAACTGTACTAGTATCACTAGCTACTGATGCTGCTTCTCCTATACTTACACCCGTTCCAAAAATCTCTTGATCTCTTACTCCAGTTTTTAAATTAGTAAGTTTGTCTGTAACTTTTTTGAATACACCGGGTTTTTTGTCAACTGAAATTGTTGTTTTAGGTTTAATAGTTGTTTGACCTTTACCAGCAGCTAAAGATTTCTCAAGTTCATTACCATCAAATATTTCATATCTACCAGTCTTGTCATTGTATTCATAAACTGGATTAGCTATGCCTTTAGAAGCTTCTTGAATTGATTTTAAATTAGCTTCTGCTGCTTTAGTAATATCAGGAGAAACTTCACCTATTCTTGCGTTACGTGCTTCTTCTCCTAATGGAACTTTTGGTCCAGTTACTTTGCTAACAGCTTCTGCTTGTGCTTCAGCAATGTCTGCTGTACTCATAGGTTCTGTAGTTGGAGTTGCACTAAATTTTTCTGCAGTGCTAGAAACAAAGTTTTGAAATCTAGTAGCTGCTCCTGTACCACCCATAAACGGAGCAGTAACAGCATCAATACCAGCAGTTAAAGCTTTACTGACTGTATTGTAAACAGCACCTAAAGGTTTAGTAATAAAAGATGCACCTGCTTTAATTTTAGTACCAATAGTTCCTAAAGTTTTAGCAAACCCTTTAGGTAACATACTCATTACTTTAGAACCAAATTGACCCATCCAAGACGTAAGTACATTACCCATACCGGGTAGTATAAAAAACATTGCAAGATGTCCTAGAGGTCCAAGCTTACCAAAAGCTCTTGTTAGTTTACTAAAACCTTTTTTAACTCCACGACCTATTTTACGCATTCTTTTAGCTACAGAGCTTCCAAGTTTTTTAAAACCTTTTCTAATTTTTTTAAATATACTCATAATTTTTCCTGTCTTTTAATCTAACCAACCATCAACTAAATTTGTGATACCTTGTAAGTTTGATGTCCAACTATCTTTACGATTAACTCCTTCAGTGTTACCTAAAGCAGCTACAAGTAAAGAAGTTTTTCTTGATTCTTCATTATCCCATCTTTTAAATGCAAAGTCTGCTTCGTCTCTAAGTTCTTGCCATAAAAAGTTTTGCGAAGCTACTGAAAGATTATAAGCATTTTGAGCATTTTGTTGATTAGCTGCATTAATAGCTGCAGTATCTGCTGTGTTAGCTTGTCTTCTCCATTGTACATTTGATTGTGCAATAGCTGTAGCATTTCTTACATTAAACTGTTCTCTATTAAATTCTTGAGTAGCATTAAATTGTTCTACTTGAGTTTGTAATTGAGCTTCAATTTTTCTTGCTTCAGCATCTCTAGCAGTTCTTCTAGCTTCGGCAGCATTTTTTTGACTTGCATTAAACTGTCCCATTGCATTTGCTTGTTGAGCATTAAACTGAGATACAGATGCATTTAAACTTTCCATAAACTGATTAGTTTGGTTTTCACTTGTAGCATTAAACTGAGCTGCAGCATTTTCAGCAGCTTGGTTACTTAAAAGTCTTTGTTGAGATTGTTGTGCTTTTAAAATTGTAGCTTGTTGCTCATTACTTAAGTTAGCCATGTCCATTGATAAAAATGCTTGAGCATTCTGAATACCAAACTTTGTATTCTGATCAGCTTCGGCTAAGTTTCTTTGAGACATAAGTATCGCATCTTGCACTACTGCTTGTTGTTCCATGTCAGCATTTTTAATACTTGCTGTTTGTAAAAACTTACTGTTGTTTATAGCTCTTTGTTGGTCAGCACTAAACTGAGCCATGTTCATTTGAAAAACATTTTGAGCATTAAACAAAGCTGTTTGTTGCGACATTTCTGCATCTTTTAATGCATTAGTAGCTTCAATAGATTTTTGTTGTGTTACACTTTGTTGTATAGCTTGAGCATTAGATTGAGCTATAGGTAAAGCTGAAGTCATAATAGCATTAAGCAATGCATCCCTACCTACTGTTGAAACTTCCATCCCACGTTTAGCTAACATCTGCTCTACAGATGCAACAGCAGGTCTAGCCCAAAGAGGTATTTCTCCTGATTCCATGCCTTCTAGTAAGCCATCTAACTGTGTAGATACTAAAGCTTCTTCAGGTAAACCTTCAACAATTCCTCGTTGTTCTTCTGTAAAATCTGTAAGTCTAGCTTCTAAAGATTCAGGATCATTACCAAGCTCTGTAATATCTTCTTCACTTAAACCAGCATTACGTAATTGTTTTTTAGCTCTAGTAATTTTAGCTAAACTTGTACCACCAACTCTTGCTGCTTGTGCTTTTGCTTCAGGACTAATTACTCCAACAACTCTTTCTTGTAAAGCTCCGGGTAATACTTCAACTTCTGCAGCTTCAATAGGAGCTACAGTATCAACCCCAGCAACTTTAGCTAAAGCTTGATCAACTTCAGGTGATACTGTACCAGAAGCTGCTTCAACTACAGCAGTCTCAGGAACTTTAGCAAGATCATCAGAACCAATAGTAGCTGCTTTAAAAGGTTTTGGTTCAGCAGCTTTAGCAACATCGTTTACAACTGCAACTTGTTCAGGAGATACAGCACCTACTTTAGCAGCTTTTGCTTGAGTAGTTGTATCCATTTGAAGTTCATTAACTTGTTCAGGAGTAATTGTTGTTCCAGCAGGTACGTTACCAGCTTCATCTACAATTGTTTGTGCTTGAT